TACAAATTGCACACAAACATTCCACAAAATCATTCTACCAGAAAGATGAAGGCTGATGAATCCGAACAACCACCATGCGCATTGATCTATGGAGCTCATGATAAAGGATCTGTTGATTTCCGAACGAATGTCAGGAAATCTCCAATCTCAAACAAAGTCACTGAAATCATGCAAATTCCACGAATGCATGGGCCATCGACTGTAAAAGATGTACAGATCGATTGGCAAAGAGATTTGGATACAATGATGCATCCCAAGGGAATGTTTGCAACACGACCATGGGAGCGTGCAGTAAGTGATTTTCAAACTAAAATTATCAAATTTATGGATGCAAATCCTAAGTACAAAGAAATCACGTATCCCTTATGTCACGAAGTAATCATGTCGGGAGCTGATGGTATTGCTGCCTACAGTCGTATCAACCTCAAGACATCCATGGGATGGCCATTGAATAAAGCAAAGAATGGATTTATTGAAGAGGTAGAGAAAGAGATGGCAGGAATTTCTGCCATTGTTGATTTCAACGATCCGCAATTCATGGAAGAGATTGTTCGAATGGAAAACGAGCTCAAAAAAGGAAAACGAGTTCATACCATATTTCGTGCATGTCTGAAGGATGAACCAGTCAAATGGACTAAGAAAAAGAAACGAGTCTTTGCTGGATGTGAAGTAGCATTCACATATTTGGTACGAAAGTATTATCTTCCTCTTGTTCGGGTATTGCAAAATAATTGGCTTGATTTTGAGTGTGCTGTTGGTATAAATTGTCATGGTCCTGCTTGGGAAAAATTGACTCAACATTTATCAAAATATGGAAAAGATCGCATATTGGCTGGAGATTATGGAGCCTATGATAAAACAATGAATCCGGAAGTTATGATGTCTGCATTTGATATGCTATTTACTGTTGCTGAATCATGCGGATATACAGAAGAGGATTTAATGGTCATGCGAGGCTTGGCAACTGAAATGAGTTATCCAATATATGAGTATGATGGTGTATTTATCCAGATGTTTGGATCAAGTCCTTCAGGTCATCCATTGACTGTTATTATCAACAACTTGGTGAATTCATTGTATATGCGTTATTGTTATTACACAATCCATGATGGTGAGGAAATTGTTCCACCATTTGATTCACGCATTTCACTATGTTGTTATGGTGATGACAACATTATGGGCGTTCATCCAGAGGAGAAAGTTTTCAACATGGCAAGTTTGGTTGGAATTCTCACAAAAGTAGGTATGAAGTACACCAAAGCTGATAAAACTGAAATTCAAGAAGGTGATGAGTTCAGTAATTTGGATGATGTTGA